ATTTACTACTTCTTGATTAGATAATGCTTTAGGTTCTTGTCCTGGTTGTTGTAACATAATTGGTCCATTTCCTTTCATTTTTTCCATTTCTGCTTTAATTAATTCATCTCTCTTGCTTTCTATTTCTTTTATTTGCTCTAATACATCAGGTTTATTCTTTGGTTCCCCAGGTTCATAATTCTTTAGTTTCTCATCAATCGTTTTCAAAAAGAACTCCTTAATAGACTTTTCTTTTTTCATTCTAATAAATGTATCTACTGTTTTATCAGATTCTTTGAAAAATTGAGGATGAGCATTATCAAACATTTTTCTTTTATCAAAAGTGTTATGTTCATGTGAAAATACTAATATAGTTTTTAATGGATCCATTTGAGCAAAAGGAACAGTATAATCTTTTAAAAAGGCTCTTTCTTCTGCAATTGCTGCGTGATTTTCGTATTTTGAAGTTTCTAATAACTTTTTTCTAAATGCAAAAGTTCCAGCAGTAGCATGATTAGGACCATATGGACCACATTGTATCATTTTTTGAATATGTTTAAAAAATATATAAATCTCACTAGCTCCTGCACACAACGCCTCAGGATTTTTTTGTAATGTTTCAACAGAATGACTTATTCTTTCTGGAGGATAATAGTCATCATCATCCATATAAACAATAATTTCACCATTTACTTTCGAATGCATGTAGTTTCTTTTTTCACCTAGAGCCATTTTTTTCTCAATTTTAAAATAACGGATTTGCTGAATATTAGAATCTAAAATTAAATCTTCAATTTTATCTGAACCATCATCAACAATAATCCATTCAATTTTATTTTTAGGATACGTTTGGTTTTGAAAACATTCAAACATCATTGGTATAAAAGGTCGTCTATTGTATGTGGGAGTACATACAGAGACTAACGGATAATTTTTTTTCATTTTATATTATGTTTGTAAATATTTAAGTATATTTACACGAATTAACTAAATTCATATAATATTTTGTTATATGAATTAATTTATTTTTCTTCATTATTTGTATTTCCAGATGTTGCTTTATTTTTTTCTTCTTTTTCAATATTAATTATTTCTTGAATAGATTCCATAATATTAGTAGCTTTTGTTTGTTTTAACAAATACTCTTCATAAATATCAGGTAAATCATATTCCATCTTTGTTTCAGCTAGTTCAGGCTCTTTATAGACATATGGTATTTCAGTCTTTAAAGCTTCTATTAATATTAAGAACTCTTTACTTAAGAAAATATTAGCAAATAATGAAACACCTGCAACAAAAGCAAACATAAAGAAAATGGCAGCCATAGCAATATTTAATGGTTGGTCTCCTAATATTGTTCTTGTATCTGATAAATAATTATAACTGGACATACCTCCGAAGATTAATGCTACAAGAAAGGCTATAGGTGTTTTAAATATATAAATAGATTGTCCAATAAGTTTAAGGATAGTTAAAATCAATAATATAAAACGATAAAATGGGTCACTTCTGCAGTATTTCGTTTTATTATATAGGTTATTTTTATATTTTACATGATTTATTATTCCTTCTAATGTTCCTTTCATTTTACCTACACCTTGATAATGATATATACCAAAGAATGAATAATATATAAACATAGCTCCAATAGTAAGACCTCCTAATGGAACACTTATAACCATAATCACCATAAAACGAATAATCATTTTTATTATACTTGTTATTGGACTCATAAAAGCACCGATATAATCTAAAGTTGTTTGCATATCAACAGGTATATTTCCAGTTAGAGGAAGAGATGCAGCAGAAAGAACATATAGCACAATTAATATACCATACATTGCATTTATAATACTATTATCTGTAACATTTGTCAATAATCCTAACATAAAATTCTTAAATCCTATTGCAAAGTTCTTAAATGCATAAATTAAACCAACAAATACAGCTAAGAAATTGATTCGTCCATCAAAGAAAAATGCAAAAAGACGAGGTAATGTTAAAATAAATAGATCATTAAAATATTCAAAAAAGGCTACTGCAAATTCTCCCGCCCAGTATGCTACTTTCGCTATACTTGGACCACTATCACTAGATTCATCATCGCCATTATTTACACCCATTTTTAATAATTGAAGTCTTGAAAAACGGAATATTGGGATTCCTTCTGCCCGAGCATAAAATAAAATAAAATACCAATTAAATACACCCCAAGTTGCTGCTAAAATACAAATTAACCATACTATATTTTCTCTTGTAACCGCCAAATCATTCATAGTATGTTTGCTCTCTGTTAATGAACTCAATACAAATTCGGCAATATTTTTATTTAAACTGTTCATACGGTCATATGTTTTTTCAATAAATTCTATAAGCATTTGTCTAGGATCAAAACTAGAACGGGCTCCTTCTTTTACATTATCATATCCTTCATAGTCATCTCTTTCAAATTTTATACCTTCTTTTAGAGATTTTCCAGAAAAAAAATCATTTACTGCTCCATAAAAACTATATACAACTGTTGAAACCGTTATTGGTTTATCATCACTAGATTCTATTTTATCATCTTCTTGCTCTTCATCATTTATATTTTCTAATACTTCAAATTCTTCAATATTCTTAAAATTTACTCTTTTTTTCTTCCTTTTTTTTATATTTTTTAATTTTTCTTTCATTTGAACAGTTTGAAATGTTTCATTTATATTTTTATCGTCATCTGTTCTAAATATTTCTTTATCTTCATTATTATCTATATTTTTCATTAATTATTATAATATAATAACTGCTTATAATAATTTTAATAAAATACCCAATTATCTAGAGTAAAGCATACCACAGTTTCCGCTTACGAATGACAATACATTATATCTTTCTTCAAATAATGTTAAATTATAGTTATAATCATATAGTTGATAGTTTGTTTTGCGAATACCAACAGCATTTCCAGATAAATCACAAATTACATTAAATGCTGAATTTGACATATCTACCGCAGGAATAAATGTATTTACCTCCAATTCAATATTTTTAAACTTATTCATATTGATTGCTCCTGAAGGTTGATATTCATGAGGATCAGTATTTAAACAAAAATTATAGCAATATAATCCATCTTTTGCATTACCAGGTGTTCGTGTATATTTTTCTATATAATCGTAAATGCCTCTGTGGAACATATTTTCTCTGTATTCTCCATTCATTAATATTCCAAAACTTTCTAAAATTTCTTTTCTATTTCCACTATAAAAATCACCTGTTATTGCCAAACCTGAATTACTAACTGCATCTGTTAAGGTAGGATGAATACCTAGACCATAAGATAAATCAAATTCTGTTACATCAGGTGGAAGTTCTATAGGTGCTAATGATATATTTTGTGGAACATTATCATATGGCCAATTTGTATAATTTGTCCATTCGTTTCTAAATTTTATATCGTTTCTTTGTAAATACCACATCCAATTTGACACCATTCCATTTGTTTCCACTTTTAATCTTCTACTTCCTGTAATATTTTCAAATTTATATTGATATATATCTTTTATTAAATATACTTGGTCTTGTGCAGTAAATTTTCTTATTTCATCTTCTGATAAAAAGCAATATGTTGATATTAAATGAACATCAGCATTCCATGTTGCTATTTGATTTTCATAATCAGCTGAATATAAAAAAGTTGATGGAGGAGTTTGTAAAAAACGATACATTTGAAATCTATCTAATGTAAAATCTGGTCTTACATATGGAAAGTCGTTATCTTTATCAAGAACATCTCTTACACGGAATAAATCTTGAATTGGACGGAGTCTAAACTTTATATTCAGTTCATTATATTGCAAACTGATTAAAGGAAATGCGCATTTACTATTTAATGTGAACCATGTATTAATTGGTATATATAAATTTCTACCACGAATAGAAGGTTCTGAACCTAAATTTGATGTAGTAAAACTTGCATTCGGATAAGTTTTATCTCTTCCAAAACTATTTGCTGGGTCATTATATTCTATAGTATTTCCACTCATTTGATTAAATAATTTCTTTTTATCTTCTTTAAAATCTCTCTCTACCATAGCAGCTAAATACTCCCCACTATATTTTTGTATTAATGTTGAACCACATGTTATTTCTATTTCTTCAATTAATTGAGCTCCAATATTTTCAATCCATTTAAAATCATATGGAACCCATAATCCGTTTGTAGCGTTTGATGGTGGCCATACTGGACTCCATATATCAGGTAATTTTACTACTAAATAAGTATCCATTAATAAATCTGCATATCTAGGTATTTTAAAATTAAATTCAGATGGTTGTGTTAAACGAAGTTCTCTTAAACCAGAATAATCTATTCTGAATTTCTGTAATCCAAAATTTGTGTATTTAGAATAGGTTACTTTAAAAAAAGTTTTACAAGGATTTCCTGTTAGAAATTGATTATTATTTCCAACTGAAACAATATTTAGTAATCCTCCTGCCATTTGCTTAATTTAAATATATATTTTTATTATATTTAATTACTTAATAATATATATACAATGTTTTCCAAAAAATTTATGTTATTTGGTTTTATTATTATTATTCTCATTATTATTATTGTTTATCGTTTTTATAAATACAATAAAATGACTTATATTGAAACTTTTGAAAATATAGAAGCTGCTGAAAAAGAGGTCAAAGATTTACAAATAAGACAGAAAGATATAAAAGACCAACAAAGAATACGAAATCTACCCGCAAAAACAACTAAATATCCAATTAAAGATTATTGTTATAAATCCTCTTTAAATAGTGCTATATCTGGAAATTATGTAAGCACAGATATGGTTAAAGAAGTATTATCAAAAGGATGCAGATTTTTAGATTTTGAAGTATTTTATATTAAAGAAGATGAAGTATTTAGTCCTCGTGTTGCTATGAGTTCTGATTATAAATATATTAACATTGATACTGATAATAGTGTTCCATTAATTCATATTTTTAATGCTATATCTACTAATGCATTTTCACAGATTTCACCTAATAATAAAGATCCTATTTTCATTCATTTAAGAATCAAATCAAATGATACAAATATTTATGATGCTGTTGCTAAAAATATTAAAACTTCTTTTACTACACGATTATACGAAGGTAATTTAACAGAGCAAACAAGGTTAGAAGAAATTATGGGTAAGATTGTTATAGTTATGGATAAAACATTAAGAAGAGATTACAAAGACCAAAGTCAATTATTACATAGCTTAGTTAATATTGAAAGTGGTAGTGAATCATTAAATCAATTCAAAATTAATTCTATCATGAATGCTCAAGAAAAACTTATTTCTATTGATGATAACAATTTGACAACTGATTTAGAAAAATTGCAAATGGTTCTTCCAAATCCAGAAAAATACAATACCAGTTTATTAGAAATTACTCATAATTTTGGAATACAAATCTTCCCCGCCAAGTTTTATGCATTTGATTCTGAATTAGAAGAATATGAAGATATGTTTAATCAAAATAGTCATGGTATTGTTCCTATGGGTTCCATTATGTTCTATTTACAAAAAAGAGAAACTCAATCCTAATTTTATATATAACTTTATTATATATAACTATGAAATTTAACAATAAGAATTGCACAAATAATATGTCATTTGAAGATTGTGAAATGGTAATATTAAGACAAGCCGTAGAAGAAACTGAAAATATAACTGGAAAAGAATTAGTTAATAATGAAGAAGTTACCAATATGTTAAATATTGTAGAGCAATTTATTATTGATAAAAAATTAGTTTGTTACGGTGGGACTGCAATTAATAATATACTTCCTGTTTATGACCAATTTTACAAAAAAGATATTGAAATACCTGATTATGATTTCTTTTCTAATAATGCTCTTGAAGACGCTAAGGAATTAGCAAATATTTATTATGAAAACGGTTATAACGATGTAGAAGCAAAAGCTGGTGTGCATAAAGGAACATTTAAAGTATTTGTTAATTATATTCCTGTAGCTGATATTACATATATGCATCCTGGATTATTTGATAAAATTTTAAAAGATTCAATTAAAATTGCAGGGATTCATTATTGTCCTCCTGATTTTCTAAGAATGGGTATGTATTTAGAATTATCTAGACCAAAAGGTGATGTTTCACGATGGGAAAAAGTTCTCAAAAGATTGAATTTATTAAATAAACATCATCCTTTAAAATTAGGCAAGTCTTGTAAATTCCTTCATAACAACAAAAAACAAAATAATCAGACTTACAATATAGTTAAACAATTATTAATTAATAATGAGGCTGTATTTTTTGGAGGATATGCAATGGACCTTTATAATAAATTTAATAAAAAAGGTAAAAAGATGATGAATATATCTAATCCTGACTTTGATGTTCTCTACGAAGACCCTAGTAAGCTTGCTTTAATTATAGAAGAAGAGCTTGAAAGAAATAATATTAAGAATGTAAAAAAGATTGAATATAATGAAGTTGGAGAACTTATACCATATCATATTGAATTAAAAGTTAATAATGAATCTATAATATTTATTTACAAGCCTGTTGCATGTCATAATTATAATAGAATTAAATATCAAAAAGAACAGATTAACATTGCTACTATTGATACTATTCTTGCTTTTTACCTAGCATTTTATTATTCTGATTTACCACAATACGACAATAACCGTCTTATGTGTGTTGCAGCGTTTTTAGTAAATGCATTAGAAAAAAATAAACTAGACGAATCAGGAATTTTTAAAAGATATTCATTAGATTGTATCGGAAAACAACCTACTCTTAAAAGTATGAGATCTGAAAAAGCAGACAAATTCCGAGAACTTAAGAATAACAGAACTAGCTCGGAATATGAGATGTGGTTTTTAAATTATTCACCGTTTAAAGTAGACGATAAAATTATTAATTCAAAAGAAACATTATTAAAATCTCAAGAATCACAAAAAACAAAAACTAGTATTACCAAAAAAAATAAAAAGGTTAAGAAAAAGAATAAAACGAGAACAACGAGAACCTCAGATAAAAAAGTCAAAGATATATTGAATAATATTTTTAAAAAATAATAAAGTATCATTATAATTTATTACAATGAAACTTATATGGAAAGTAAGTTTGGCTATTTTATTAATAATAGTAATTATACTTGGTATATTTATTTATAAAAATTACGAAGTAGTCCAATTATACGAAAAAGCAAAAGCTAAAGCTGATAAAGATAATAAAAAACTACTAGTTTTAGGAAGTCCAACATCTGCTTCTGGAGCTTTATTACAATATTTTACCAAAATTTATGGTTGTGGAGATGTATGTGTAGATATGAACTGCTGTAAAAACTGTGAGAGAACCTATTGTGAAAAAGCTGAAGATGTTTTACATAAATTTGAATCAAATGGTTATGTTATTTTTGAATCAGGATTATTAGAAGTAGTTGATGAAGATAAATTAGATTATATTGTTAGTCAAATGTATAGAATAGCAGGAAATAAAGAAAATATATTTGCAAGTCATCATATTCAAAAACATAAATGGTACTTTAAACATGTATATGGATTTTTTTATAAATTTATTGGTGAAGGAAATATAGATAGATTTGTTGAAACATATCCACCTAATAATAATTATACTTTTAGTTAATTTTTTTATCTGATTATATTTTAAATGTCAATTTTTGATTTTAAAGATACAGAACAAGGCGGAGTATTTGTTAAAAAGGTGCCTTCAGAACTTTATCCAGAGTTGGAAATTTTGAGTAAGTTATACTACGAAGAAACTAGTAAAGATGAAATGGAAAGCTCTATTAATCATATTTGGTATTCAGAATCATCGCCAGAATTAAAAAAGGCATTTGAAAAATTTCAGAATCATCCTTTTTTTCAGAAATTATGCGGTGACTGCAATTCATGTAAAATTGAGAATGTTACTGAAATGGATGAAATTATGTATTCTAACTCTAGTATTTTAAAAGATAATTCAAATGCTAATTATTATGGAGCTACATCAAGTTATAAAAAACATAATGATTGCGAACCTTGCAAATATATTTTTAGAAATACACATTTATATAGAATTATCATAGGGTTAAGTGAAAATAATGAATATGTGATTACTTCTTTTCCTAATCATAATATAGAAAAGAAAATTAACAAAGGAGATATCATTGGTTTTGATTTTGATAAAACGACTCATGAAGTAATAAAAGTAAAAGAACAAGATACTCCGAGATTATTAATGAAAATGCACTTTTTAGTTTGTGAAAACTGCAAATTATCTGATACGGAATTTAATTTAATTAAAAAATTTTATATTTGTTATGATAATACTCTTCGCAATTTTGGTAAAATAGGATCAGACCCATATTATTTGCATGAATTTATCTTTGGATTAGTTGCTCATTATTTTTATTATCCAAATATTATGATTATTTTACTGGTTTATTTTATTCTTTCATTTATATTAATCCAAATGATGAATAAATATAAATTGAATGTTACAAATGTTGGAAAAATAGTGGGTAAGTCGTTAGTATTATTGGTGTGTATTCATTTAGTTATTTCATTTTCTTACTGGATTCGTTTTAAAATAACCGGAATTAAATAGATAAATATCTTTTTAAACTAAAAGGTAAAAAATAAACAATATTCGTGATGAATTTATCAATACTAATATTGTCATAGTTCAATTGCACGCTTTCTTGTGTCATTAAATGTGATATTTCAGGAAGAATAAAGCAATGAAAGAAGAAAAATAATACAATAAAAGAAGTTTTTAATTTATAACTTTTTAAAATGCTGGTTCCTAATATGATTGTTAATATAGTAAAAATAGTTATTTTTAAATCTTCAAAAGTAAATAATAAAAGTAAAAAATAAAATGGTAATAAATATTCTTTGCATAGTAAATTTAAACAAGACATGTATATTATACCTGCAATCACATGTATAGCTAAATTTATTTTATTTTTATGATAATTTGTAAAATCTAAGTATTCTTTTTTGATATAATCTTTCATATATATACATTTACAAATTATCTAATTATATAAAACTATATATCCATTTAAACTAAACGCAACACAAAGCCATAATAAATAGGGAACTAACAAAAGACTAGCTATTTTGCTGTATGGATAAAATTTTAATGCGGTATAAGCTGTAATACCAATAATTAATACAATCATAATTAATGCAATAAGTGGTTGTTGTAATTGAAAGAAAACAGTTGTCCATGATAAATTTAAAATTAACTGTAATATAAAAAATGTAATAGGTCTGCAATAAGGGTAGCATTTTTTATTAAAGAGAACTAATAACACTGAAATAGTCATAAGTAAATATAAAATAGGCCAAATAATCCCAAAAACATAATTAGGTGGAGACCAAGGAGCTCTATTTAAATCTTTATACCAAGTATTCATAGTATATTCTATATATAGAAATGAATTAGAATTCACTTAACATAACAGTAATTGTATAAAACGCATAATAACTGAATCCAAAAAGAAGACTTTTCAAAATCAATCCATATATATTAAAGTTACCATCACTATTGGTTAAATTTAAAAAAGAAAACTTTTTGAAAACTACTTTATTCAAATAAGGAGTTTGAAATATAAAATATAAGATAGCTACTAAAATGGGAGTTTGAAACTCATTTAAAATATATTCTATTTTTTCGGCTCTAGATTTCTTTTGTTCATGAATAAGAACATTTTCAGCATTCATTTTCTCATGATCACGAACATAATCTGTAATATGTTCTTGAATTGGAATATAATCAGGCTGAACTTGGTTATCCTGTGCATATTGTGTTGTATCCATCGGGATATCGCGAGATGGAAGTCTTTGCTGAGGCATATCTCCCATTGTATTACCTTCTAAATAAATATTCTGTTGAGGAGTTTTTTGTGTTTGTTGAGTTTGTTCAGGATTAGGCATAATAGGATTTTGGTCTGAAATACCGTAAGGATTTGGATGAACATTAATAGGTTTATAATTTCCAGGAACATCTGTATTTGTTAAAGTATTTTTATTTTCAGAAGGTAATTCAGAGATACTTGTCGTCCCTTCCATAGCAAAATATACATTATAATTTTATTTAGAATGTATATTTCTTACGAATCTTCAATTTCACTTACTTCAATTATTTTTTTGGTGCTACTGCACTGGTCAGCATTAATAGTATATTTATAACATTTATTGCCATATTTAAATGTTTTATCTTCTAAATCGCTAATAACAGGACCATTAAATGCTAAACAAGTTTCATCATTACATACACGACGAAATAGTGTAGCTAATCCTAAACCTAATAATACAGATACAGCTATTTTTCCAGTTTGTGAGTTAATTAATCTTTCTAAATTCATATATTATATATGAATATAATTAACCTTGCATTTTGATCTTTTCTATTTTTGATTCATCCTTGGGGCACATCACTTCTTTTTGTTTTAAAGAGAAACAAGTTCCTGATTTATCTTTGTATTGTAAAACATCAATATTTTCAGGATTTGGATATACAAATATTTTTTTTTCAGAAGGAACTGTAATATAGACTGCAAATAATCCAAATGCTAAACTTGCTAAAAATATTTTAACATCAATATATTTTGAAATCATATATATTTATATTTTATTTTTTTCCCTTGCCTTTCTTCTTTTTCTTTTTAGCTGCTTTTGGTTCTGCTGATTTCTTTGCTGCTTCGTTTTCTTCCTTTTCAATTTCTTTTAAAAGGTCTGGATGGATAAAAGATTTTTCAGCGTCAACACCAGGAATTTTAAATACGAAATTATTTTCGCCTTTTTGGTCTAAAGAATACTTTGCTCTCAATTCATTCTGTAAATTGATTTGTTCTTGTTGTTGCAATTTAATTCTTTCTAATTCAATTTCTTGTTGTCTTTTCTTTATTTCAGCGTGTTCTTTCATTTTATTGATTCTATCTTGCTTTTTGGTCATTCTATCAATCTTATTGGTATCCATTCTCATATTTTTACCAAGACCTCCCATGCTTTTCATAACATTCTTTAACATATCCCCCATTTCTCCTTCTCCTCCAAAATCTTTCATATGACCCATCATTTCAGAAGCTTCTTTCATAAGTTCTTCCTTTGAAATTTCACCGCTCTTCATCTTATTATCAAGTTTAGAACCTACTGTTTTCATTAATTCAGAAATCTTTTTAGGATTTTTCATCAACTTCTTAATGACATCTTGAGGATTAGATACTTCACTTTCATCAATAATATCCTTAAAATCATCTGCAATTTCTTCAGCCATTTCTTTTGCTAGGGAACCTATTTTACCATCAAAAATATTTTTTAGATTTTCCTGGAGATTCTCTAGGTTAGGCATATTCTTTTTTAAATTTTCAGGTAAAGCACCCATCATTTTTTCCATATCTGGTAAATCATCCATCATTTTCTCCATCTCTTCCTTTGTTTTTTCTAGTTTTTCCTTTGCATCCTCGTCTATATTTTCATTTTCTTGCATTTTGTTGAAAAAATCGCCAATACTTTCCATTGTTTCTTGTAACTTTTCTTGAAGATCACTTTCTTCAATTCCACTAAAAATATCTGCACAATCACCAAAATCAGATTTATCCTTTACCTCATTTACTACTGTAAATAATATCAATTGAAGATATTTCCACAATGCCTTTTTAGTATTTTCAGTAATTCCTTCACAACCAAAAAGAAACTTAAAACTAACATTAGGTAAAAAATAAGTATCTACCTCTGACTTTTCATCAAAAATTTCTTCATTCTGATTTAAAATATCAAAAAAACGCTGAGGATAAACACGCTTACAATATTCAAATAAAATTAAATAGGAATCATCACTAGCGTCTTCATCATGCCACTTTTTCCATAAATAATCATACTCTTCAAAGGTGTTTGTTAAGTCTTTGGTGAAATCAACTACCAAGCTCTTGAAATTATCAGGCAATTTAGCTTCCATTAATATACTTTATTAACAGACCATATTTATATTCTTTTTAACTATTTTGTTTTATTTTTAAATTTAATGTTTCTTTTTTGTTTTTTTCATCGAAATTAAAATTGTATTGTATGTATGACATTTTTAATTCTTCCTCTGAATAAGAACGAGCAGATTGTCTAGTTAATTTTGGACGTTCTATTTTATTTAATCTTAAATCTTCTAAATCTTTTTCTGAAATAAAAGAAGGAATGTCATAATTAACAATGGGTATTCCTTGTGTCTTCATATAATTTTTATTGACAATAAAATTTTATTTTTAATTCAATTTTTTGTTTTTTCTATTTATCTTTTCTGTTTTAATTATATAATGGAAAACAACAATACTATTGAAAAACTTACCAAAAATTTTACTGCTATTGTTGATACTATTAAAAGATGTCAAAAAAGAAAACTTTCAATTGAGAAAAAGTTAGATGAATTAAAAAATTTGTATAAAGACACAACTAAGAACAACAACAAAAAAATATTTCTATTTTGTTTAGACTCATGTCATTATCAGTATAAATCCTTCAAAATGGACTTAGAACATATTGAAGAAAAACGCAAATTTACTTTAAATCGTATTTATTGTGACTATTATAAACTTTGTCAAATTATTATTAAATATATACAAGAAGATGAAAAAATAGAAACTGAAAATGAATTACAAAAGCAATCTATTCCTGTTTATAAAGACCTGGATACATTAACAGAATATAAATTGACTGATATTAGTGCTTTACATGAAATTATTTTACTTAATATAAAAAAATTACAAGGAAAACATACTCAACAGCAAGACCAAATTGACCATTACTATGAAAACCACAAGATTGGTTTTTCCATTTCTAATTTTTTAAATACTTTGAATCATGAAAACAGAAATTTAGAAGATCAAATTAACCTTTATATTAACTATATGTCTTTTTTTCATGTATCTCAAAAAACACAAACAAAAGTGCTCTTAGATAAATTAGAATATTTTGAAAAAGATATAGATGACAATTTAAGTGTGAATCATACATTTTCAATAAATGATATTAAGGAAAAAAATATAAATTATGAATCTGAAAAAGAAGATGAAACTGAATCTGTAATTTCAGAAGAAGTTAAACAGGAAGAACAAAAAGAAAAACCCAAAGAAGAACAAAACGAAAAAACCAAAGAAGAACAAAACGAAAAAACCAAAGAAGAACAAAACGAAAAAACCAAAGAAGAACAAAACGAAAAACCTAAAGAAAATAAAAAAGAAGTAGTAAATCCTATTCAACAACCTAAAAAACGTTCAGGAGTTATGATGAAATTAACTTAAAAATCAAAATTACTAATAATACCATCTAAGCTATATTTTTTCATATAATTTAAAATATAGTAATCCTTTGCTGTATATGAAAATACTTCTAATGATTTATTTTGTAAATATGTTATATTTTCTTGATTTAATGCAGTCCAGTGCATACAAATAAAATCAATTGATTTAGATAAATATTCTAAGTCTTCAATTGTATAATTTGTTTCACAAGTAAAGCCTATTTTATAATTTAAATTATGAGACTTTAGGAGCTTTATATGATTTCTATCAAAACCTGAAATGTAAATATTAGGAAAATAAACTTTATGTATTAACAGTAAATCTACTAGATAATTACTAATTTCAGCTGAACCTTTAATATCTAGAAAAAGTTTTATTTTTTTAGTATCCACAAATGTTAATAGTTCATTTAAAGATAACATACCATATTTTTGACATTCTTCAAGAGTAAATTCATTGATTGCTTTAGATAAAAAATAAGTATCGTGAAAAATTACAATATTATTTTTTTTACACAACTGAATATCCACTTCTAACATATCAAAACCATTTTTAATAGCTTCTATAAATGCTTCTTTTGAATTATCTGGATAATGTTCTGAAAGACCTCTATGTGCTATTTTTAACATAATTACTTTATAATTACAATAAAAAATTGTAAATATTAATATATAATGTCAACTTCTGATAATAAAAGTGATAGTTCAGAAATGAAATCGGAATTATCAGTTGATGGAAATAGTGCAAATAAAAAGACAAAAGTTAAGGTAGAATGGTCTCCTGAAAATGAAAAAATATTAGTTGAATGGTGTGATGTAGCTCAATGTTATAAATGGCTAAACATGAGAGCTCATTCAAAATACGCAAGATTACATGCATGGTTCACAATTCCAGCAATTATACTTTCAACTATTAGTGGTACTGCATCATTTGCACAACAAAGTTTTCCCCCTTCAACACAAGTATATGTTCCTATGGCGATTGGTTCATTGAACATCTTTATTGGTATCTTAACCACTATTCAGCAATACTTAAAAATTTCTGAATTAAATGAATCTCATCGTGTTTCCTCAATTGCTTGGGATAAGTTTGCAAGAAATATTCGCATTGAATTAGCTAAGGCACCTGCTGAAAGATTAGATGCAGGAACTTTTATTAAACATTGTCGTGATGAATTTGATAGATTAATGGAAACATCACCCAGTATTAATGATAAAATTATTGAAGAATTCAAGACAAATTTCGCAGGAAAAACAGAAGAAGCAAAGAAACGTTTTGCTGAACTGAAAAAACCTGATATTTGTGATACTATTGTTAGTGTCAATGAAACAAGACATAAATGGTATTTAGCAATTGAGAACTCAATGGAAGAAATAAGTGCAGAAATGATGGCTGAAAAAGAAAGGATTATAGAAGAACAGACAAGATTACTTGAAGAAAACGCATTAAAAGCAAAAGACGAAGCTGAAAAACAAGCTATATTAGAAAAAGAAAAGATTAAAAAGCATTCTCAAAAGAAAGATGCTGCAGTTAAGTTACTAGAACAATCAGATGCACTATACAATATTTCAAAAGAAAAGATAGAAAAACATATTGAAGCCTATGAAGATACATTTGACAGAAAACCTTTAGCGGATGAACTTATTGAGAATTTAGGTGACGATATCAGTGATGAACACATGACAAAATTCTTAGAAACATATGTAACTGATACTATACCCCCACAAGGTGAAGACAATGTATAATTTGTTCTCGTAGTTAAAAAATTGATAAAAAAATCTGAACATTTTTTAGATACACTTTAATTTAAACAATGGAAACTCAAATGCCCTTAAACTTTGATATGATTCAGTCTGGTGACCTTCAGATGAGTAAGAAAACATGGCTTGAAAATCTAAATAATAATCAATATGATTGTGTTGTAAAAACTTTAGAACAAATTGAAACTAGCACAAAAGGACAATATTATAATATTCATACTTTTCCTGACTCTTTTATGATTTCATTTACAAAAGAGTTTTATAGAAAGGATTGGATTAATCAGCTTAGTAATGCACAATATGAATATGTATGTGAAAAATTAGAAAAAGAACAATTAGAAATTTGCAGAAACGCATTTTGTTGCGAATGTTGCAATAGTTGTCATGGAAGTGGGAAAATTAAATATGGAATACATAATTTTCCTTTTGAATGGATTAAGATATATGAATTAGATTTTGTGACGAAGAATATTCAATAATTTTGTTATTATTTGTTTATTAAATCCTAATTCTTTATTATATCCAATATAAGACCCTAAACACAATCCAAATAAAGAAAGAAAACTATAAAAAGTTTTTTTATAGGATATTAGTTTGTAATGCTTTTCATATTTATTTTCTGTTAATTTTGTCACAACGGCATCTCCAGAAACACCGATAAAATAACCTAACAAACCATATGCTAAGGCATTATAATGTCTATACATCTATATTTTCTTATTAATATATTTTTAAATGGTTGAAATATATTAATTTTTATTTGAAACACATTTATACTGATTATCTTTTATTATTCTTTTTTGATTCTCATTACATTTTTTAACACATCTGTTAGTTAATGGGTTATAATCTTTATCTTTTTCTCTACATTCTCTCATTTTTTTATCTATACTATCTGTTTTTGTTGCTTCATCATATTTTTTAGATACACTTTTCTTTTTTTTCGTTTTATTTTGAACACAACGAAATTTATCGTTTCTTATTTTTCCATCTGTACATTTTTTCACACATTTTCTCGTAAATGGATTAAATTCAGGCATAGAGGGAGGACAACGAATAAGATTTTTTTCT